ACTGATATTGTGCCTGAGTCACTGGATATTTCCCAAAATTAAAATTTGCATTGGGAATTTGAACTAAGTCAATTGAGCTTAGACAAGCAGATAGGGTTAGAGTATGGTTAGTCATTTTTTTTTTGGTTTAATCAAAGAATCGATTGTGTTGATTGCTTTGATTATAACAGATAAATCGGTAGTAGTGTGCAAAGAAAGATTTTCAGACCATTGGTAAATGGCTTTTACCTGTTTTTTTAGGCGAAGGATGCGGGAATAGTTCTCGTAGAGCTTTTGAATAGCCTCAGTAACTAAAACAGCATCGACACCACCATAAGAACCGTGAAAATGATAGAAAGCAATGCCGTCTTGATAATAAGGTGTACGGTCGAGGGTAAACACGACATCTTTGAGTCTTTGGCTATTGGTACAGAAAGCACGACAGCGTTTAGCAGATACATGGTCAATATGGAATATATTAAAATATTCGCTCCCACATGATTTTCCAGCAAAACCTATACTTGCAACTTTGTCACCAATATTTAATAATTTAGACATCAGAAAAATCCTCCAAAATTTGATTAAATGTTTGAACTTCCAAAAGTTTAAGTTCAGTTTCAGAAAAAACAAGGTCTTTAGATTTAGAAGGCGACAAACTGTTTAAAGTTTCAAATAGCCGAGTTAAAGTCTCAAAAACTTTTAAATTTTGGCGAAAGTTATCAGAATTTAAAAAGTCAGATTGGCTTCTTAAACAGTTAAGATACCGTTTGATTTTGAGATTTAAGGCTGATTGAAGGTATTCTATTTTACAGACTTCATCCCATAGCCACAGATAGTCGAAGCTAGAAGAGAAAGCAGGGTGAGGTTTTCCTCTCCAATTAGCTATAAATCTGGATTCATGAGAGACTAAGGTACGATAAACTGTGTATTTAGACGATTGTTGGTAGTCATTATTGTCAAAAGGTTGAATATAGGCAAGTTTAGGGGTAACTGAGTGTACTACGAAAACATAAGGGAAGGTGTCAACACAGTATAACCTGCGTTCTAGAGCAAATAATTTATCACCGGTTTTTAATTCCATAAGAATAGTAGGTGTGGCTGTTTAACTTGATTGAAACCAATATAGCAAATTTTGGAATTTTTGTCAAGGGGTATTTTGAAAAATCGCTCAAAATATTTGAGCAATCTAAAATTAAGCTAAATTTAAGCTCAAATATGACGTTAGAAGAATTAAAGGCATTATTGGAAGAGTCTCAATCCTTGCTATTAGAGCAAGTCCAGACCAGTTTACAGGGAATGAAAGGGGAAATTCTCCAAGAAGTGGACAGGAAAAATTCTGGGACAGTCAGTAGTCTAATAAAAAGTTTAAAACCTAAAGAAGAAAAAGTGCCAGTTTTGGAAGAAGAAAAAGCACCAGTTCAGGAAGAAGAAAAAACTAAATTAAGTTTAAAAGCATTGGAAAGACAAATTGCAGATTTTAAAGCGCAGTTAGAAGAAAAAGACAAGAAATTACTTTTAAAAGAATTGGACGGCAATCTATTAAGTGCTTTGAATGGTAAAAAAGTTTTAAATAGTGGGATTGCTTTGAAGGCTTTTAAGTTAGAGAATGAGGGCAATTTGCAACAAGAAGACGGTATATGGTATGTCAAGAGCGGAGAATCTGTAGTTTCGTTGGATACGGCTGTAGATAAGTTTTTAGAAACCGATTTTGGAAAAACCCTAGTACCTCCTACGTCTAAAGCAAGAGGTAGCGGGTTAAAACCTCAAAACACAACGGTAGCCCCCAAAGAAGAGAGTAAAAAGAATACCCTTGATGATTTGTTTTTAGAAGACTAATAAATAGTCAAACATTGAAGAGCAAGCAAAAATTTAACCAAAGTTGCTTGTTCTTTAATGTTTAAGCTACGGTTTTTTAATTTTTCAAAATCAAAAACCACTGCTTCTACCATATTGGAAAGAATCAAAGGAAAATCAAAAATAAAAACATCGGGATTGTCGCCATCAAATGGATGAAGGTCAATCCAATAGTCCCAACTGGTCTCACAAGTTGTATAAACTTCTAAATGTAGATGGATAGAGTCGGAATGTTTATTGAACTCAAAATTTTTGACAAACATTGGAAATCTCCGGCTGTTTTTTATATGATAGCATAAATTATAGAAATTTTTCAAATTTTTCGCCCAATTCTAAAATTAGAGAGCGACTACAGGCCAATTTAACTTGTAGATACCGTTGTACCGGATAAAGTGCTACCCCAAATAGGGAGTTGATACCCTTAGATATTAACGAATGTTAATGTTTTATCAACTGCAAAAGAAAAATCTACAACAAACACAAAGAAAATGGCAAAGTTAAATTTGGCTGTACTCAATAACGTTTTTTCGGAGTTATTGACACAAGAAATTAATCGTAGTGCAACGTTTTTAGGATTATTAAGCAAGTTTCCCGAACGCAAATCTAACATCCAATGGGGTGTAGGAATGGGAGGGACTACCGCAACTGGAGTAGCGATTACTGGTTCTGCACCTGCGGCTTCAATGGATGCAACGTTACCGGCTCAATTGCCCATTAGTGCGGCAAGTGTTCAATCAACTTTTACCTTAAATCTGAAGGAAATCGAAGAGTCTAAAGAACAAGTGAGCAATGAGGAATTGCGTAATTTGTTGGAAGCCCAAATGCGAAATGCAGTTGAAGAAATTGCGACTACCCTGAACAAAAAACTGTATGATGGTTCTGGAGCTATTGCAGATGGTGGTCTAGTTGGGTTATCAATTGCCGCTTCTGGACAAGACTACGCTGGTATTTCCAGTGCAACTTATCCGTTATGGAATGTCTCTGAAGTAGATGCGTGGGATGCTACTGCAACGGGTACGGATAAGCGTCAAGTATTAAAAACTGATTTTTTGTTAGAGCTAGACCGTAAAATCCGTTATCGACCGGGTGCTTACGACCTAATCTTGACGACTCCTAAAGTGGTAGAGCAGTACAAAAAAGTTTTTGAATCTAATCGTAGCTATCAAATCATGACTTTTGATGGTCAAAAAAAGACGATTTACGCTTCTATTCTACTCCTGTAGTTGGTGCTTTTTCTGCCAATGGGGTATATACCTTAATGCGTCAGTTAGCCCAAACTTCCTTGTATGTTGATAACTTTGTAGTTGGTTGTATTCCTCAATTACAGTTGACTACTCGTAAGAATGTAGGGGTTATTAAAAACATTAAGGTAGGTTAGATTTAACTCTAATTCCAAAAATTAAAGCAGGACTGTATGCCTGCTTTTTTTGTTTTAATCTACATCAAAATCGTCAGGGTCAAAACGAAAAGTGTCGACTAATGATTCAGTCAAATCTTGCACATTTTTTAGAAATTGAGTTTCTAACATATTTAAAAGTTTCAAATTGTTAGAGGTGCGTATTTTGAGTATCTCAAGAGCATGACGTTTCAAGATAAGTATTTCTTTCTTGAATAAAGAATCAGAATTGTTTAATTCTGCTTCAACTTCCAATATCTTTTTATCCAAGAAATTTTTTATTTTAGTTAAGCCTTGTGAACTATTTAAAGTCATAATTTTTTCCTTTTTCTAGCATTTTTAGATTATGGAGTGTGCTTGTTTTGAAGCTTTGAAGAATCTTTCTTTGAATTAACAAGCTATTTTGTTTAAATTGACTATTAGGTAGAGTCAATTTGGCATCTATTTCTTGAATTTTCCCATCAAGAAAGTCTTTTATTCTGTTTAAGCTTTTTAGTTTATTTAGAGACAAAGGGATATTTCCTCTTTCTAGGTGTTATTCCCATTTTAGCAAGGATTAAAAGGTTTGTCAAGGAGTTTCGCTCAAAAAACAGATAGAGTTAGTTAATAAAAAAATGTTATTTAGTCCCGAAGAAGTATCAAGAATTAGATTAGTGTTAGGATACGAAGAGTTCCCCAAATACGAACAAGATATAATGATTGCGCTTGAAAAAATTCAAGACGAAATCAGATACGATAGAGTGATTTCACTTGTTGATACAATAGATGAGATTGATGAAAAAATTCAACAATATGTAGAAAAACTTTATGTTGTAGAAGTTGAAGGTATTAAATTGCAATATCAAAGTATCATAGATGGACTAAAAAGAGAAGGGACGAGACGATTAAAAGAATTAGCCCACCAAACGGCATTAGATGTACGATATAACCCTTTTAAAGGCGGTGGGCTGGGATTTTCCTTTGTCAGTTTTCCTTGAACTACGAATCACAAAATGTGAAATAGTTGACTCAAGGAATCAGAAGTGGAAGAATAGCTTAAAGAGGGGAAAGAAGAAACCTCTTTAATTTCTTTAGGGTTAAGATAGGGAATATTATCCATAGCCGAATCGCCAGATTCTCCCTCAAACAATTTACGAACTGGAATCCAACCAATAAAGTTACCAAAAAGGGCAAACTGATTAGAAGCTATCGCACAGTGTTCAAGTGCAGACCAATGACCGCTTTTAACTAAGCTGAGAAAAAGTTTAACATCTGCGGTAACGTTTGAATTACCAGTGTGGTTTAAGTACGAAACTCTGGCACATCTTGCACTAGAGATGGCAAATAATACCAAAAAGTCGTCTTCGTATTTTTCTTTTTCTTCAGGATGGACATAGGGAAGATGAAGAAAAACCTCGTCAGAAGTAATTTTTAAATCTGGAAACTCAGTAATAGCTTTTTTCATTAATAAGGCTATTTCTCGAATTTCAGGTTGAGCGGCGATATTAGTCCGTAGATTAAAAAAGTTTTCCCATTGAGTACCAGTAATAACAATATCAACTAATTGGAAAGGTTCGGTTAAGCGATTGACAATTTCTTTATGTACACCTAGTCGATGTAATAGATTACCGTAAATTCGCTGAGAATGCAAAGATAAAAACCAAATCAAGTTAGCCAAATAGTGCTTGAAGCCCTGTAATGGTACACCAGACTGCATTCCTTTTTGGTTAGTACCCCAAGAGAGGGGAAAATAAGGGTTAGCAAGAAGTTTTGCGTCTTTTTTAGCAATAGGAACAGCACGATTAGATTCTGTATTAGAAGACAAAATGCGATGTTTGTTCAATTGAGCCAAAACAAAACGTGGCATGGTGATTTGAAAAGTGGTTATAGTCGACTTTGTACGGTGATTGAAAGTTTGAGCTATTACCAAGGCTTTAAGAGTAGTAGTCATTAGGGGTGAAATCCTGCTAAGGTCAATTTATCTTTTATCATCTTAACATGATTTTTCAGTTTTTGCAAGGATATTTTCAGTTCAGAGCAAATTAGTGGATAATTACTATTTCTCGACCATCGCAAAGCAACAATCTGTTTTTCTATCGGTGTTAAGGATTCTAAGAAACTAGCCAAAATTAGCCTGTGTTCTTCAGAATCAGTAGAAAAGGTGGAAAATTTCAGAGAATTAGAAAGAAAATATTGCTGAGTCTGACGGTGTTTTAACCGATTAAATTTACATCGCAAATCTAGCCAACAGTGGGTGGTTAGGGAACCTTTAGAGGGATTCCAAGTTTTCAATTTTTTCAAAACGACAAGAATACCTTCTTGCATATAATCTTCACCAGATACATCACAGTCAGACATAGCACGTTTAATGGCTTGCAATTGTGATTGAATCAGACTCAAAGTTTGATTGCTATAAAAAGCTTTGATTTGTTGTTGGTGGGTTAAATTTAAGTGTTGCATGATAAGGTAAGTTAGAAAAGGTAGTGTGAACTAATTATATCACAAGATTTGGATTTAAGCAACGCCCATCTCTTGAATAGAGGCAAAAAAAAAAATAAAGATAAAAAAAAAATGAATCAAGATACTTACAATGTCAGTTCTTTAATGGTGTCAATAGGCTTAAATACAAAGCCTGCGGAGAATACATTGTTAAAATTTGAAAATATGCTAGAAGGTTCAGCGAATCGTATAGCATTTATGTTCAATGAGCGAGTATCGTCGATGATGGGTGATGCTTTTGGAAAATTAGGGAGAGAAGGAGGGGATGCACTAGGGGGGAAGATAGATAAAACAATCAGTGGAATGGTTGTAAATTTTAAACAATTGGATAAGGCTTCAAGTGATGCGTTAAAAAACATGAAAACTGCGGCACTTGAAGCTAATGCTGAGTTAGCAAATAGTTCTAAACAAACATTAGGGGCTATGCGTCAAACGATGCAAACTTTAGAAGCAGAAGGAAAATTAGCATTAGAAAACGCTAAACAAGCGGCAAAACAACAAGCGGAAATAATAGCACAAAACTTAATCAACAATGCTAGGACAGGTAATACGAGAGAAGCGGCATCGTTAGCAAATAAAACAAGAGAAATAGCTAAAACATTTGATGCAATGAATCTAAATCAAATAGATTCTTCACTTCAAAATTTACAAAAACAGGCATTACTATTAGGAGTTAATGGTCAAAATGCCGCAGACAGCTTTAAAGAATTAAGAAGCACAATAGTTCAAGCGGGAATGGAATTAGAAAAGACCGTTAATGGGCAATTAAAAAATCTGCAATTAAGCAATAGCATAGCTGATAAGAATTTAGAAGAAGCAGGAAATAAATTTAGAAATCAGATAGAAAAAGCTTATGAAAAAGCAGGAAAAATTCTAGAAACACAAGGGGTGGAAGGAACTAAAGAGGCATTAGCAGTAATGTCGAAAGGAGTAGAGGAATCCATTAAAAAGTATGAAAAACAAATAGAGAGAACAGCCAATAGTCTAGCACAACAAGCAAAAAAATTACAAGTATTAGGGGCTAATAATGATGAAGCAGATAGACTGTTTGGATTAGCCCAGAACGTAAGAGAGCAAGCAACACAAACAATACAAGGAATAAGAGAATCAACAGCAAAAGCCAGTGAACAGATTGAAAAAGATATGTATCAGGCTGGGGGTAAAGCGGCTAATGGTTTTAGTGGGGGATTTGGGTCGGCTATAGGTGGTGCATTAGGTGGGGCGGCATTAGGAGTATTGGGAACTGCTGTTGGGTCAATAGTGGGCGAAGCAATCTCCAATTCTTTAATGTTTGCGTTAAATAGTCGTATGGAAATCATCAAAGGGACTATTGGGGGATTTATGTCCACAACAGTCAAGGGGATGATGGATTATGGTGAAGAAGAAAGAAGATTGAATATGGCGACGTTTGTGACTGGGCGTAAGTCTGGTTTCAGGCAAGATAGTCCTGAATTTCGCCAAAATTTTGAAGGAGCGCAAAAAGCTATTACAGTTGCGGGAACAGACTATTCGTATAGTAGAATAGAAACTGCGGAATTAGTGCAACAAATGGTAAAAGCTGGTTTAGATTTAAAAGATATAGTAGGGGGAGCAACGAGAGAGGAGATTAAAAGAGGGATACTATATCAAGGTATGGGTTTAGGGGAAGCTATGGGGCTACCGGGTGAAGAGTTAAAAGAGGTAGCTATCTTATTAAAACAAATAATGACTTCTTTTCCTGGTACAAGTCCTTCAACGGCTGTAAGAGAATTAGCGGCATTAGGGTTATCGACCCCTGCGGAATTTCGTAGATTTAAATTTGCGACACAAGATTCACTATCTGCGGCATCTGTGGCGGGAATACAATTAAGAGACGTAATGCAAGGTTACGCCACGATGTTTAATATGTCCACGCCTGAAGTTGCTGGTACTTTGTTAAAAAATCTGTACAATGGACTAAATAACCCGAATCAAACAAATAGACAACTTTATGGAACTTTTTCAAAATATTTTGACGGGGATTTAGCTAGTTCATTGAGAGAACCCGGTGACTTTAACGCTAAATTAGCTTATTTAGATACCGTAGCTGAAACCATCATTAAAAGAGGCGAAGCAAGTCAAGTTGCGGGCATGGGTAACTTAAATGCCAAATATTACGAGACTTTAAACTTACAAGGTCAAGCCAATCTGAGAAGTCAACTCGTAGGAGCCTTGATGGGTGGAGGGGATACTTTCACAATTGGTTATCGAAATTTGACGTTACAAGGAAGGGAAGGGTTACAAAAGCAAAAAGAAGAATTTGAGAAATTCAACCAAAAAAATCCTGACGGTACAGGGTTGATGGAAGATTTTGTAAAAATGAGACAATCAGGTTTAAAAGGTGCTTTAGACCTTGTGGAATCATCGATTGAAAACATCACAACTTTGTTTGGTAGTAAATTAGCACCGGGGTTTACCCAATTTGTTTTATTCATGAGACAAGCGGCAGATGCTTTAACTGATAATGTTGAAAAGTTTGCTGGAGCGATTGAAAGAATGTCTGAGAGAATTGGTAAGGCTTTTGGTAATTTAGGTGACAATAAGTTACTAGACCAATTTGTAGATGGAATTATTCAAACTGCTGGTAACTTGGGCAAAATGTTTGAAAGTTGGCTAGATAGAAGTTTAAATTTTCTCGAAACTGGTGACAATGTAACCAATATGTTTGAAAATTTAAATAACTTATTGGCTGATTTTGTGGGCGGGTTAGAAGGACTCTTTCAAGTGCTGAAAGGTCTAATTCCCTTAATAAATGAATCAGGAGGGGGACTGAGAGTATTAGGTGTTGATGCTGAAGTAAGAAGTGAAGCAGAAGCATTAAGAACTAGAGGTGAAATAGGAGGTACAAGTGAAAGAGTCTTTAATTATGCAGTAGAAACAGGAAAAATTGGAAATTTAACAGTTAAAGATTCTAATGCTATTCAGAAAGTGTCCGAGAGGGAAGCCGCAGAACTAGAAGCCGCAATTCAAGCTAATGGTGTAAACAGATTTGTTATTAAAACTGGTAGAGAAAGATTATCAAAAGATGGCTGGAATAAAGATACAAGGGCAGAAACCTTTAAGGATTTAGAAGGGGCTAGTCAAGAAGAAAGATTGTCCGTAATACAACAAGGGTTTAGAAAAGTACAGGGGCAAGATAAGACAGATTATTTTATATCCGGAGGTACTGGTAAAGACCAAAGTTTGGTCTTAAAATTGAAAGATAATAGATTTGAACCGGTAGATGTTAAAGAAGGTTCGGATGATGCAAAAAATCTAGGAGCTATTTTAGCCCCAAGAGGAAAAAAACCAGTTCCCACAGTAGACCCAACTACCGCAGGTTTAGGTTCATTTTTACCCCAGAAGCAGATGGAGACACTGACATCCACCTACAAGGATTTGGAGAGTAGAAAGAAAGCCATTAATGATGCTCAAGATTTAAGAGCTAAAGAATTATTTGGAGCAACAGCTATGTTTAATGAAGACACAGCTAGAGTAACAGATATTGATAAAAACGCACTTACTGCTAGTGCTTTAATGGAAAATAGAGAAAGATTAAATGCGTTAATAAGAACGGCATCTGGTAAAGAAGGTGCAAATGCCGCTCAAGCTTTGGCTCAAACAGCCAAAGAAAACAAAGATATAAAAAACATACAAGCATTAGTAAATTTGTCTACAGGTGCTGTTAAAGGTACAAAAGGAGAAGCTCCATTATTAACTCAACAACAACTTTTAGCCACATTAGATAGAACTGAAAAGGGTGCAGATATAGCAAGAACTGCTAATGAATATACCCAATTTACCATTAATGAGTTAGAACAAGCCGCTAAACAAAAGGGAAAACTCAAGCCAGCTTGGGATAGAATTAAGAAGCAATTAGAAAGTGGGGAGATGGTAGGCGATTTTACCTCTTTCTTAGAGCAATTTGTCACTAAACAGTTAGAAATTGTAAACAATAAAAATACATCTGAAACTGATAGATTAACGATAAATGAAAATTTAAGAGCCATAACTCAAGAGGGTCAAATTGACCAACCTAAAAAATTAGATAAAAAAAGTGCAGTAGCTGAAGGTGTAACTGTTGATTTAGATAAATACCGTAAACTGATTGATGATACTCATAAAACAAGAATAGAACAAGAAAATCAGATTTTGCAATTACGTCAAAAAGGTTTTGAGCTTGAGAGACAGTCTTACACTTTAGCGACTGCCTATAAAGGACAAGTCAATAGTAATTTAGAATCCTTTTTTGGGATTTTAGCACAAGCAGAAAACACCTTATTGAGTAATAGAGCAAGATTACAAGGAATTGACCAATATTTTACTGATAACAAAAATAATTTAACAACCAAATATAAAGATGTTAATCCTCAAATTGGAGGGGGCATTCAAGAAAATTATGGTGGTACTGGTCAACCAGTTTTTGTTCCTAAAGGTTCACCAGATAAAGAGGTAAATGCTTTATCTGCTGAGATTATTAAACAGCAAGTAGATGATATAAACCTTAAGAACCAAGAAAAAGCTGAGATTCTTAAGCAAAGTGGGCTAGTTCAAGAAAATTTAACGTTACAGGTTAAAAATGCAATAGCGTCAGGCATACAACAAGCGACAGGAACCCTTTCTAATTTAGGAAACACGCTAGGGGCAAGTTCTCCAGCAATGAATCAGGCAAATCAAATGTTTGATGCTGTAAAGACACAAGGACTTCAATTAGCCCAACAGATGCAAACTTTAAAAGTTATTCAAGCTATAAGTCCTAGAGAATTTACGCAACAAGACGCTAAGGCTTTGGGAGGATTAGAAAAAATCTTTAATTCGATTCCTAAATTGTTGAAAGAAGCTTTACAGGATGTGGTTAACTCAATGGTTCGTGAGTTAAACGGGTTTTTTCAAAATTTATCTGAGAATGCTACACGAAGAGCAGAAGAAGCAGTAGGAATGCTAGGCATTGGAGGTTCTGTCACTAAATTATTAGGTTTAGCTAATGATGTAAGTTCTAGTATCTTTAAAAACAAAGAAGAACAATTAGGATTACAACAAGAAACTTCTGGAATCCGAAGACAGGTAGGACTTAATCAGGCATTAGGGCAATATTTTCCAGATGAGTTTTTCAGTCAAAAAGTTGCCTTTGGTGAAGCCTCAATTCGTGTTAATCAGGCAAAAATTGAAGGGTTAAAATTAGATGCTCAAAATATTTTAGATATGTCTAGAATAAAAGCTAATTTAACCTTTTTTGAAAGTTTCTTAGAAATTTTCAAAGAAACAAGAGAATTGGGACGAGGATTTTCCCAAGTAGCCGATGATATTTTAGATTTTGAAAAGAAACAAGAAGGCTATGACAAAAGTGTTGCTGATTTAGAGTTAAGAATCAAGCTAATGACTTCTCAATTATCTACTGTGACAGAAGTGTTTGGGGAATTATCTTTAGTAAGTAAAGACAACCTAGAACAATCCAAATTATACTTAGAACAACAAAAGAAAGCATTAGAAATGCTTTTGGAGATTGAAAGAAAGTATAGAGTGGAAAAAGCGACTGATGACTTTAATAAGTCAGTAGGGAATAACGCAATTGGTTACAATCAAGCGCAAAGCGAGGCTAATAATGCTCGTATAGAAATCCTAAAAATGGGTCAAAGCAGAAATAGTAGAAGGGCTGGTGCTGAATTAGAGCTTAAAAATGCCCAAATAGAATATGAAAAAAGCATATTAAGTGCTACATTAAATGCTAATTCTAGAAGATTAGAAGAACAAAAAGCTAAAGAAGCTTTAGAACAAAGAGCGGTATCGGGAGCTTTCTCGACTCCTGAAGGACAACAAGAAGCGGCTTTAAGATACGCAGAAATTCAATCAAAAATAGTAGGTATTGACACAGAGTTAGCCAATGCTAAAAATGCGGCGTACAATAAATTAAAAGTGGCAATGGAAAAATCTGCCACTGAATTAGATGATTTGTATAGAATCAACTCTCAAATCGCAGAAGTCGTTGACGGTGCTTTTACAGGACTCTATGATATATTAACGGATTCTAGTAAAACTTTTGAGCAAAAAATGAAATCGTTTTCAGATAATTTACTTAAAGAATTAGGTAAAATTGGATGGAATTATCTGAAAGATTTGATGATAGCCCCTTTTAAGGATGCGTTAACTAAACGGGATGACAAAGGTATTAAAGACGCTGTAAGCCCTAACTACTCACAATTAAAAGGTTTAGAATTTGGGAAACCAGCAATGGAAAACCCTGAAAACAGCATTAACCGAGAAAAGACTTTTGCTGAAATTATGGCTTTAGACGCTAAACAACAAGAGAATCTGAAAGAACTTAATGCTAGAATGCGTACAAGTATTTTGGAAGTTGCTAATATTGAAGAAGCTGGTAAATCCGCAGAAAGCATATTCAAAAAATTTAGCGAAACCCTTAATGAAAACGTAGGCGATGGGGAATTAGCTAAACTTATAGCCGTCAACTCAGCTAATGGGGAACAAGGTATGGCTATCAATATAGGTGTTCAGACTTCAATCCAAGAAAAAATTAAAAACACCTTATTAACTTCTAGGGATATTTTAAGTGATGTTCGAGACGGCATAAATAATTTGTCTGATGAAATAAAAAGACTATCTAATGATTCGTCAAAGGATAAAAATAAATCTAAAGCTAAAACAGAGAACAAAGATAATTCTGTAGCACAGGGGAAAAAGCCAGAAACGACAGCTATGCCTAATGGTCAAGAATCTACGCCTGTGTGTGTTCCTGTTTGTGACGGACATGATAAAGATACGCCTGCTATCCCTAAAAATCCTGAGACTCCTACAACACCTCTTACTCCAGCCCCTATCAACACCCCCGCCCCTATCAACACCCCTACAAGTCATACAGTAAAAGAGCAACTGGATATGTATCCAGAGAATCATCAGTGGCGAGACATGATGAAACAGCAAAGGCAAACAGAGTATTTACAAATGGAAAAAGATTTACAAAATGGTACATACCAAGGTTCAACATCAAGTTTCTTTAAGCCACAAGAAGCTATAGTTGCTTCGGGTATATCAGACTTGGGTATAGATTTAGGTTTTAGTAAGCCTAATTATAGTTTAGGGTTTGGTGACAATTTGAATCTTCAAAATATTTCAGAATTTTCATCCTTTAACGGTCAACCATCTCCTTTAGGATTAAAATCTGACTTTAATCTGGGTAGTCCTTTTACTTTTGGGTCAACTCCTCAATTCCAAATGCCTATGAATATCTTAGAACCTTTGACAAAAGCCACAGGAGCCGGTAGTGGTGGGGGCTTTTTCAGCCAATTGTTAGGAGGTATGGGCGGGGTAGAAGGTATATTAGGATTGTTAATGACTTCTTTACCTTTCATAACTTCATTATTTGGTGGTAACCAAAGACCAAAAAGATATAATTCTGGAGGTTTAGTGGGAGGGTTTGGTAACTCAGATACTATACCGGCAATGTTAACACCGGGAGAGGGTGTAATAACAAATAAAGGAATGTCCTATCTTGGTGGTGAAGGTAAGCTAAATGCTTTAAATGCTGGTTATTTACAATTAGCTGACATACAATCACCTCAAAATTTAGGTTTGGACGATATACCATCTAGTGAAAGATTTAGAGGTAAAAGTGCTATGTTACCTGAACCCAAATCTGAGTCTGAAAAAGCTATTGCAGAGTTTATGGGTCAAAGCGAGAATCTTAGTTTACCTAAAATAGAGTTAAACTACGCATCCACTGCCTTTAATGGGCAAAACTTTGTGACTGAAGAAGTATTTAAACAAGCTATTGAACAAACAGTAGAAACAGCTAAAAACTCAGTTTATGATGCAATTCGTTATTCGCCAGCCGCTAGAAGAAAATTAGGAATAAACTAATGACTAATACTTTTCCTGAAACTCTTGCTCCTAATTTTTTCCACGTTGATAAATTACCAGATTATGGTTTAAAACTATTTGAGAATGAATTAGGACGGGAAATTCGCAGATATACTGAAGACACGGGTTACAAAACTGAGTTAAAAATACAATATAACGGGCTTAGAAGTGAAGAGGTTAAAGCTTTAACGGCATTTTATCTCCAAGTTAAGGGAACATTTGATAAGTTTACTTTGCCAATAAATTTTTATCGCAGTCCTTCTAGTATTACAAATTCTTTAACTGCTTTAGCTGATACTACCGAATGGCGATTTATGAACCCGCCTATGATTCAGACAGTTATTAGTGATATTTACACTGTAGAGATAAGATTATTATCACTAAAGGATTCGTTAAATCCTGATAGTTCTAAAATTATAGGTTTTGTAAATAGTGCAAATGTAGATTTTATTTTACCCACTATATTGATTACACAAAAACAAGTTAGGGAATTAGTCCCTATAGCTTTAGAATTTATCATATCCTCAATAAATTTAAACCAGAGTGTAACTGTCAATTCTATAGACTTAACGTTAGAAATTTCAGAACTAACTTTTACCACTTCTAATTCTGGTTCTGTAGATAGTCGCTCAATCCAAAGTTTAAGCCTTTCTTTTGTGGCTTCACAAACAGGCTTTGGAATATTAAACAGTTTTGAACAAATGCCCAGTATCATTGTTTCAGGAACATTCACAAGTTTAGCACGTTATATACACTTAGTTAATACAGCTTCTGGTGTGGCATCCACAACATTGCCTTCGGATGCTCTTGATGATACAACTATTATTTATTCTGATTACGCTGGAACTTCTACTAGCTCACCTACAGGTTTTGGTTTAAATGCGTTTACTTTAAATGCACCAGTAGGACAAACAATACAAGGTCAAAGCAGTAGAGTGTTAAATGTTGAAAACACTTCTATTCAAGTAATTAAAAAAGGAAATAGATGGACAATTGTTGGAACAGAATTAGCAACAGGTAGTGGTGATGGTGGAGGTGGGACTACCGGAATTATCCCCTTGTTACAAATGCAAGGCTCAACATTAGAGTCTAGTTGGCAAGGTAAATTAGCTTACAATGATTTATATTCTGGTAACTTTACTTTGACAATACCTGATACTACTACTAACTTCCCGACTGGCTGGTTTTGTTATGTGAGAGATGATACACAAGATGGAACTATTACTATTAGCCCTCAAAACAGTAATGTAGTCTTAACAGCACCTAATGGGCTAACTTTAACTAAAGATGACCTTTATTTATTCATACATAACGGAGCCAAATCTTGGTTTATCCAAAAATTAACCAACATAATAAATACTGCTGGTACGGGATTAGCTTTAAATTCAAGCAAAGTATTAAGTAATTCTTTTAACATAGATTCAATAGGTGGGCAAATAGAAGTTCCTGCTAATAAAACTTATACGTTAGTAGGTGTTGCTAAATTTGGCTTTACAATTGAAAATATCTCAATATCCACAACTTCTGGAACTTGTACAGCCTCACTACAGATAAACGGTGTTAATGTTGGAGGATTAAGTAGCATCAGTGTCACTAACTCTAATCAAAACATAAGCTCTACATCGGCTAAAACCGTAGCGGTGTCAGGAACGGTAACACTGGTTATCACGTCAAATAGTAGTGCAGCAGATTTAATATTTAGCATTGGAATTTTAAAGACTTAAAACGGAAAGGAACGCTCAAACTGAGAATAGCCATCCTTTAACTTTACCTAATTTTGGTTTATGCCCTCATTTGTTTTTAATTCTGCAAAAATCGGAATATTAAATGCCACAATAGATTTAGACAGTGATACGTTTTATGCTTGTTTAGTGACTTCTACACCTGTTTCGACTGTAACCACTCGCACAGGGTTAGCGGAAGCTTCTGGGGGAACTTATGCACCACAGTTATTGTCTGGAACAACTTTAGACACTCCTACGACTCCCACAGTCAGATGGACGTTTACCAATCCTATTTGGAATAATTTAACGACTGGTACATCCACACCCTTGTTAGGAATGGTAATTTGTAAAAGAGTTGGTGGTAGTTTCGCTACATCCGACCCTGTGATTGCCTTTTTAGAATTTAATAATAGTTTTACCCCTAGTGGCGTAACTTTTCAAGTAGATATACCCACCAATACTGGTGTATTAACTGCAACTTTTAGCTAGGGTCAATATTATGTCAGGATTCACATACCCTTCAATTATCCCAAATTCAATTGATAACTTTGAGCTTCCAGATTTCGGGGTAAAGATTTTTGAAAATGATGACGGGTCTGAAACAAGACGTTTTGTTCATCAACAAGGCAACCATACTAAAATTATGCTAAAATATCAGGGGAGAACGGAAACAGAAGTCGCAACTATTATTAATTTTTGGGGACAAGTTAGAGGGTTAAAGGAAGCTTTTACATTACCAACCGGAATTAATAGACACCCGACGGACTACAAGGATAGTATTGATTTGTTGGGTGATACTACATTATGGCGATTTGCTTCGCCTATAAAATTTATTACTGTTTTTACTAAGATTTATAATTTCGATGTCTCCTTAATATCGGTAATTAGCTAATGACAAGTTTAGCCCCCCATTTAAATCCACAGCATTTTTACGGAAGATTAATTTTCTTAAAACTTCCTACTAATGAAGTTTACAGGTTCCAAAATTTTCAAATTGCACCTTATAGTTTTGAAGGTTCATATTATATTTATTTACCTTTTGTTTTGACAACTTTTGTTGAAGATTTAGAAATTTCCTCAACTTCTATGTCGTTAAAATTAGCAAATACTGAAGCTTTAAGGGCTATATTAAAGGAAAAAGAATTGAGAGGAAGTTTAATGAAAGTATATACTGTGTTTCCAGAGGACGAAGACGCTATTTACGAAACGCAAAATACTAGGATTTCCTCGTATGTTTTACAAAAAGGAGCAGTAGTTTTTACCTGTCGCTCTCCAGTAGATGCTGTTTTTAATCAAATTCCTTCTAAAGTGTTTGAACCTGACATATTCCCAGAGTTACCTTATGTAAATAGTGTTAAAACTAATTATAGACCCCTATGATAATTACAACAGAGATAGAACCCTCGATTTTTGATTTTAAGGATATTCCTTATCTTTGGGGCGGTAAAACCCCTAAAGAAGGATTAGATTGTTTTGGTTTAGTAAATTATGTCTATTATAAACATAAAGGAAAAAAATTTTTAGGCTTTGATTGGGTATATAAAAAATACAATGCTGATTCTGAGCTCCCAAATTCCGAATTGGAAAGAATAAGTGTTGATTTATTGGGGGAGGGAAAACAAACAAACGAACCCCTAGATATGCTTCTTATAAACTGGTATGGGAAATACGGATTAGGAATAATTGTACCCCATTTAAACGTTAATTATGTGGTATATACGGGTAGCGGTGGTAGTTCTAGAAGTACATTTAAACCTTTAAAGAAGCTGAACCCGCTCATTGTTAAAACTTGGAATATTTGGGAAAAAACAGAAAAGGTAGTGTAGAATGTTAAAAACTCCTGAACAAAACTTTCAAGACTTTTTCTTTAAGGTTTGCCTAAAAGAGGATAGAAGATTAGCTGACGTACCCTTAACTGAAAGTACGGATAAATTTGTTATACAAAATGGAAAATTAGAAGGAGGAATTGGTCTAGGAATAGTTGGGGGCATTGTTGGTTTTGCTTTAGGTGGTGTACCTGCTATTTTGACAGGAATTACAATGGGATTTGCACTTGGTTCTTCTTTGTTTGGTGGTAATAGTGGAAAAAAATCTAAAAAACCTAAAGCTCCTACTTTTTCTTTTGACGGAATGTCTGGGGATAGTATTGCAACTCAAGGAACAGCAATTCCTATTATTTATACTTCTAATTTAAAAAATCCTTTAGGGGGCGTAAGAACTGGTGGTAAGTTAATTGCTTGTAGAGTTGAAAACAGGGGGGATTCAGGAAATTTATATGCAGTTGTGGCTTTGAGTTTAGGGGAAATAGGGTACATTGATGATTCTAAATTGTTAATAGATAATCAAACTATTGACAGATATTATGAAGAAGATTTAGATTTTCAATACTTGTCAGGAACTCCTACTTTTTACAATAATCAAGGTCAAAACAGTTTAACAACAGACTTTAACTTTTTTGGGCAATGTATTTCTCCAAATTCCTATAATCTTTTGGGAACGTCAAAAAGAGCGCAAGCTAAAAACTCAGTTTTAGCTTCTTCAACAAGGTCAATCAATGGTAGTTGGGGAGTGACAAATTGTTACATATCGTCCAGTGGTAGTTCTGGACAAACCTTTACTAAAAATGCTGGTTCTAGTGAGAGTACCGTAGCTGATTCCTATGCCGTTACAAACGAAATCCCAGGT